GTGTAGCTTGGTCCTCTTTTTGTTTATTAACCACACCCATAATCTGAGTGTGAACTGGACCATTTGCTGGAAGTAATTCTTTATAAGCATGTGCTTGAAACTGTGTTACCGCTTCAGCTAATACAGGGTGAGTTGCACCACTTGCATTTGTAAACGGCTGTGATCTTGTTTGATATTTAAATCCTAATAAATCTAAACCTTTTGTGTATCCGTCTTCCCAATCTTTTCTAGACGCTTTGTACTGTGTATAATTTTCGTAAAGATCAGAACCTAATCTACCTAAAACTTCTTCTGGTAATAAGTCTGCTAAGTTATCAAAGTGTTCGTTTGTACCTGGCTGGTTTACCGCCTCTGGGTCAAAACTAATTGTTGCACCACCATCCTCTTCTGGTGTTACTTCAATATCTTGAGCACTCTGTGCTTCTTCTATGTTAGCTTGAGATGCTTCTACAATCTCTTCTTCACTAGGTAATTCTATTTCTTGCTTTACGTTTGGTAAAGACTTGTCTATTTCTGACATTGTTTTTCTCCGAGTTCGAAACCACTATAGTCTTTTTTCCAGGCACATTCAACCCTTGAGAATGAGGGCCTCTTTCCGGTGGTATCGTAGTTGTTAATTTTTTAGTCATCTAATAATCCTAGTCCTTGTATTGCTAAAGATGCACCAAGTCCAGCTATGCCTGCTCTTGATAATAATTTTAATGCTGGTTTAGACAAACCTAGGCTAGCAAATTTTCTAAAAGTTGAAGGTAATCCTCTTGTTAATCTTGGTGTTTGTTCAGCAAATATTGGATATGTATAATTTAATGGATCTGTTGCAATGTCTGCTAGTGAGTCCCCTTCAGATACCTGTCTTGTAATATCTAATGCAGCTAGTGGTGCTAAAACTCCAGGTGATGCTGCAATACCTAAACCTCTACCTAATACTCTTCCACCAGTTCTTATTAATCCTTTTTGTTCAACACCTAATCCTCTTGATCTACTAGCTTTAATTGTTGATGGTGCACCAAGCGCTGTTGATGCAGCTAATGATGCTCCTACTGCTGGTAGTTGGAAATCTAAAATATCTGGTTTTGTCATATCTGTTGAAATAGGTTGTGTTACCATATCAACCAACATATTTTTCTGTTGATCTTCGTTTGATAGATAAGTTGTTGGATCGTCGTTTCTAAATTCTTTTACAAGTGCAGCCGCAGCTCCACCAGCAAGTCCTGCTACACTAAATGTTTTGAAACCACCTGATTTTAAAAATCCTAATGCTGCGTTTTTAAATGCAGCTAATCTTCCTACAGGTTTTTCTACTTCAGTTATTTTTTTAGCAATACCTGCAGGGTCTTGATCAATTCTTTCAATACAACTAGATGCAGTCCCACCCGTTGCAGCTGTTAACGTACAAATCTGTTTAAACTCTTTTGAATTTTTATCTAATGTTGATACATAAGCTTTTAATTGTGTTGTAAAATTTTCTCCTGCTGCAGTTAATATTTTTTCTCTTTGAACAGGTGTAACTGTTTTAAAATCTATTTCGCCAACAGCACTTCCTTGACCAATTGTTTTTAAAGGATCCATTTTAATTCTTTTTAAAATAGGTTTATCATCAGCACCAAAAGCAACTTCAGTGGCTTCGTTTAATCCTTCTATTGGTGTGTTTTTATATTTATTTAATATAGCTCTTTTTGCTATGTTCTGTTTTCTAATTAATTCTTTGTAACCTTCTGGTTTCTTTTTTAATAATCTGTTCGTAGTATTATTTAATTTTGCAAGTTCAACTTCTAATGTTTTCATATCCTCAGCATTATTTAATTCTTTACCAAATATAAAAGCCATGTTGTTTAAATTTGTTTTAGCTGTTTTGATTGCACCATGATGAACATGAACATCACTTGCAATAGGTCCAAATCCCATGTCCTTAGATATCTGTAATTTTAATTCTTGAATAGATTTATATATATCTGTTGGATCGGCTAATTTTTTTCTAGCTCTTTCTAATTGTCTTTTTCTTCTGTTTATATCAGCCCGTTCTAATGTCGGTTTATTATATTTAATATATTCTGGAGTGCTAATAACTTTATTAATTATTTTAGAAAATTTTGTAAATGTTTGTTCTGTTGGTGGACCTATAACAGCGCTAGTTTTTCCAGTAACATTAGGAATATTAATATTTGGATTAAAAAATAATCTTAAATAGTTATGACCATTTTTAGTTTTTTGAACATCAAAATACACACCTTTGTGTAAAGCATTTAGGTCTTTAACTTTTTTAGCTAAACTTTTTGTAAGTTTAAATTTTGATAAATCTGTCTTTGGTGCTTTCTCTATAAAACTTTTAAAAGTAAATTGTGACAATAAACTTTTATAGTCTGGTTGATTTCTTTGAAAACTACCACCAGGTCTTTTTCCTGTAATTTCTTTGATCCGATCTTTCAAAGCATTCATGCTTTCAAATTCGGTTTCTCCGTTTTGAATTAATTCTTCTAATGCTGCTATATACGCGCCGTAAGACATTACACCTCCAGAATCTTGGCTAGGCCACCGCTTTTAAATCCAAGTCCTACGTCTAGACCAAGTTGTTTTTGTATGTCCATAATTTCATCTGGAAATGCATCTGGGTTTCTTAATACTTTGTGTAGCTGTCTAAAATATTCTGTCTTCTCTTTACCAACTAAACTTTTATCTGTACCTAAACTTGCAAACAGTCTTGATATATCTCTACCTTCGATACCGTATTTACGTAAAGCTTGATAACCTATCTTCCCACCACGAACTAACATGCCGGCCATGTAACCTACACGTCCACCATCTGCAAATTCAAAATCAGAAATGTCAACAGAATCAGGATCAAAGAATCTATCAGTAACACCTCTACCTCTTGCATCTTTAACATTAACTAATCTTTCAGCAAATAGCTGTATGTCATCTGCATTATCTAATTTTGCAACTGCTGTTGCAACTTTTGGTCCAAAATATTTTTGCACTAATAGAAATGGATCACCCATTCCTCCGCCACCACCTTCAGTCATAAATTTAAAATCATCTGCTTCCATAACTGATGATAAAGTTGGATTACCCGGCTCATCAGTTAAATCTTTTATTCTATTTAAAAAATCTCTTGCGTTTGCTCTAACAACTGGTTGAGCTGCAGGTGCTACACCTGCGTTTAAATAAATTTTATCTACAAGGTCGTCTACGATTAGATTAGTGCCTTTGACATTTTTGATTGCCTCTAAACCCTTACCCGTAAATGTTGCTGCATCGGATTCGATTGGCGCTGCAATATCATCGGGTCCACCACGTAAACCTGGTGGTGGTATATCATCAAGTTGTCTAACTAGATCATCGCCAGATGTAGTAATTCCTAATTCCATTGCTTTTATGGTATCGTTAGGATTGCTTGGATCTAATCCTGCTTTTATCATAGCTTTAGAATTTTTATCTGCTATCTCAGATGCTTTATCTAAAAATGGTTTTTGTCTTAATGACATCAAACCTTCTTTGTCTAAATTTCTAGTTCCTGTAGCAAGGTCTGTAATATTTGCTGGCGCTGCAGGGGGCATGTAAAAATCTTTCATCTTCTGCATGTTTGATAATAACTTGTTAGCCTGAACATCATTTAATTTATTTGATAGTGCATAGCCAACAGAACTTGTTAATTCTTCTACTGCTTTTGATTGTGGTAATACACCTAGTGCATCTGGGTTGATATCCATGTCTAACATCAGCTCTGGCGATTTACCCTTACCTAGAAAGCTTATGTTAGTTTTAGTTCCAAGAACGTCAGAAACATTTCCACCCAAATCTTTGAATGTTTTTAAAATTAAATCTAATGTCTGTTTCCTAGCCATAATATTCTAACCTACTCCTATCAGGCAGTGGTTCGTCTTTGTAAGAATCTTTGTTACGAACTAATCCACCTTGTTTAATACGCATAATCGCCTGGGTCATGGAGTCGACATAGTCATCATGATCTCCATGCGGAAATGCTGCGCATTCTTCCACAACTTCTTGAGCGAAATGTTGGTGCATAGGAGCCCATATCAATCCCATCTCAAAAAGCGGTGATACTGAATTTACCCTTGCATGTTTATCATTTCCTCGGCTTGGCGTAAAGTTAATTACGGGTATACCCATATCTCTCAATTCAGCTGTAA